GTTTAACAACATAACTATCAAGAAAACTAAGGCAGACGGAACTGTTCTAACTCAGCAGTTAGTTCCTATATCTTATGGACCATCTCAAAAGTTTATCGATAGACTTGCAGAAGAACCAAATCTTTCTGACAATAATAGAAGTGCAATTAGTTTACCACGTATGGCATTTGAACTTACAGGTTTTAACTACGATGCACAAAGACAACAAAACAAATTAATTAGAAATGCTAAGACATCATTCGAAACAGGTGGACAAAATAGAAAGTTTCAATATGCACCTGCACCATATGATTTAAACTTTACTCTTAGTATATTAGCAAAAAATCAAAACGATGCTATACAAATTGTAGAGCAAATATTACCTTACTTTCAACCTGAGTATACTGTTACTATGAAAATGGTCGATGATCTTTCAGACAATAGAGATGTTCCTATTGTTTTAAATGGTGTAAACTTCGATGATCAGTATGAGGGCAGTTTTGAAGATAGAAGAGTAATAGAATATACTTTAGATTTTACAATGAAAACATACTTCTTCGGACCTGTTTACACAGGTAAAATTATTAAGAATGTTATTGAGAGAGATTATATATCAAGTGCACTTGGTCAATTTACTACGACACAAATTGATGAGAGTGGACTTGTAAAAGAAGTGAAACATTATGAACCAGCATTTGCGGCCATTGCCAATGCAGTAAATAACAACAGTACTGTAACTTTTGATACTGCTATAAATAGTAGTATTAGTGTAGGCGATGAGGTCTTCGACACGGGTAATACCACTAATCCAACAGTTAGTAGTATTGCAAACGATAAGAAGTCAATTGTATTGTCAGCAAACATTACATTGGCAAGTGAGAAGACATTAAAGTTTGTCGGATCAGTAAGTCCAAACGATACGTTTGTAGTTGCTGAAAATGTTACTTTCTACGATGATGGTACATCTACCACTTTCGCAGACGACAAAACAACAGATGCTAGTTAAATATTATGAATGACAAAGTAGATAAAAAGTTGAACGATATAATGGGTATCGAATCAACGATCAAGAAAGAAACAGCAGAGGTAATCAAACAAGTTCCTGCTAGAACAGATAACGTAGAAACTGATTACAGATATGCTAGAGAAAATCTCTACAATCTAGTAGAAAGAGGACAAGATGCTATCGATGGTATCTTAGAATTATCGAGAGAAACAGAACACCCAAGAGCATACGAAGTTGCAGGGCAACTTATAAAAACTGTGGCAGATACTGCCGAAAAATTAATTGATCTACAGAAAAAAGTCAAAGATGTTGAAAGTGAAGAGAAGAAAATAGGAACACAGCACAATCATTTATACGTTGGGTCAACGTCAGAGTTGCAGAAGTTTCTAAAGAAAAATAAATGAAATTAAAAATACATGATGACGATAGGCCACTCGAATACTATCCCACAGAATACTGCGTACTAGATTCAAATCGTACAAATGCGTACGAAAGTTGGATAAAGGACAATGTCAAAGATAAAACTTTTATTGATTTAGGTGCAGGTTCTGGAGTTCTTTGTTATCAAGCATTAAAATATGGTGCAAAGAAAATATATGCATTTGAAGGTAATAGTAGAATCATAGGCGATCTAAAAGATACATTTAAAGATAATAAAGAAGTAGAAGTCGTATATGGTAATTTTGAGCACGATCCAATACCAGAGTGTGATATATACGTGCACGAAATGATTGCACATAATATAGTAAGTGAGGGTTTATCAGTTTTATTTGCTAGAGCAGAATACGAAGGGTTTGCTGATCATTTAACACCATTTGATATTGAAGTATGGAATTGCATACCAGAGACATACGATGCGATAGATGAACCAGTAGATACTAATAATTTTATGCCAGCAACAAAAGAATTTTTAGAGAATGTAGTACCAGTGTATACTGAACAGTTTTATAAAGGACATATATATCACGTAGATTTAAAAGAAAAACTATTTCATGGACACATGAAAGATTTAAAACAAGAAATGTTTGTAAAACCAGAATATGCTGGCACTAAAAATAGAATAGCATGGAAAGTAAATTTTCCAAATGGTGAATCGTATCAAAATTTCAATAGTGAAACACATTGGAATCTAGGAGAATATTGGAAAGAAGACCCTCTATTTTCATACGATCCTGAAGAAAGTATAAGAGTAATGCAAAAATGAAACCCATAAACGAGGGATATTTAGGGAATCCACTGATCAAAAGAGCAGGTATTGAACATCAATACGATGAAAAAGAACTGCAAGAATACTTAAAGTGTACAGAAAACCCTACATATTTTATAGAAAACTATACACAAATCATTGCACTTGATGAGGGTTTAGTACCTTTTCATCTTCGTGGTTATCAAGAAGATTTAATTAATCATTACAACGAGAATAGATTTAGTGTAGTCTTAGCATCAAGACAGAGTGGTAAATCTATAACATCATGTGCGTATCTTTTATGGTATCTATTATTCAATCCAGAAGTTACAGTTGCCGTATTAGCAAACAAAGGTGCAATCGCAAGAGAGATGGTTGCACGTATTGTAACTATGTTGGAGTCTGTACCATTTTTCTTACAACCAGGCGTTAAGATATTAAACAAAGGTAATATTGAGTTTGGTAATGATAGTAAACTAGTTGCCGCGGCCACATCATCAAGTTCGATTCGTGGTATGTCAATCAACATGTTATATCTTGACGAGTTTGCATTCGTAGAAGATGCAGAAACATTTTATACTGCAACATATCCTGTAATCACATCTGGTAAAAATTCAAAAGTTATTATTACATCTACTGCAAATGGTGTAGGTAATATGTTCCATAAGATATACGAAAGTGCTATACATGGTAACTCAGAATATAAACATTTCTTGATCAATTGGTTTGACGTACCTGGTCGTGATGAAGAATGGAAAAAAGAAACTATAGCAAATACATCAGAGGCACAATTCGAACAAGAGTACGGGAATTCCTTTCTTGGTACGGGTAATACACTTATCAACTCAGATTGTTTGTTGGGTATGAGAGCAATAGATCCTGATTGGAATAGAGAGGGTGTAAATGTATATAAAAGACCAATAGAGGGACATGATTATATTTGTACTGTAGATGTCTCTAAGGGAAGAGGATTAGATTACTCCACTTTTAGTATCTTCGATGTATCTACGAAACCTTTCGAGCAAGTATGTACATATAGAGACAATACAGTAAGTCCCATGATATACCCCGATTTACTAAATAAGTATTGTAAACCATACAATGATGCACTAGTTATCATTGAAAACAACGCAGAAGGCGGTATGGTTGCAAGTCAGTTGCATTATGACATAGAATATCCTAATGTTTTTGTACAAGGTATGACAAAGGCAGAGGATATAGGTATCACAATGACACGTAGAATTAAACGAGTAGGTTGTTCTACGATGAAAGAACTGCTTGAGGAGAATAGACTTTTTATTCAAGATAGAGCAACAATCACAGAATTGATGACTTTTATTAGTAAAGGTAATTCATTTGAAGCAGATAGAGGGTACCACGATGATATGGTTATGAATTTAGTATTGTTTAGTTGGTTCATTACAACTGATTTCTTTACTAATCTAACCGATAAAAAAATAAAAGATTTACTATATTCCGAGCAACAAAAACTGATAGAAGACGATATATTACCACCCGGAGTATTTGGAAATCAAGACGGAAAAGTTGAAACTAGTTTTGTTGACGATCAAGGAGATCGATGGTTTAACGATTCTAACGAGTATTATCTAAATAAGTAATCTAGTGAGATGTTAAAGATTATAAATAAAACAGTAAACAAACTTTTTTAGTTTAACAGGAGAAAAGTATGGCATTTCAAGTATCACCAGGCGTTCAGATCAGAGAAATCGATCTATCGAATGTTGTTCCAGCAGTTTCCTCAACAGTAGGGGCATTTGCTGGTGTCTTTCAATGGGGTCCTGTTGACGAAGTAAAAACAGTTTCTAGCGGACAAGAGTTGGTTGAATGTGTACATCAACCTGCAAATACAGATGCTGGAGCAGAAGACTTTTATTCAGCAGACTCTTTCCTAAGATATGGATCAGCATTAAAATTAGTCAGAATTAACACAACAGGGTTAAAATCTGCAAATGCTAATAACAACAACACATTAAATTTAAAAAACGAAGACGATTATATAAACACATTTAAAGACGGTGGTCAGGCATCTACAGCAGGTAACTGGGTCGCAAGATATCCAGGTGCTTTAGGTAACTCACTAAAAGTCTCAATATGTGGATCAAGCAACGCATTCTTTAATAGTGGTGTTAATGCAGTAAATGTAAGTGGGGGTAAGGCCGCTGGTTCTACAGTAATACCAGTAGATAGTGGTGCCGCATTTAGACTCAGAGATATAATAAAATTTGCTAGTCATTCTAACAAATATAGAGTTACTGCTATTAACGGAAACGATATAACAATCGAAGCAATCAATCAACCAGCAGGTACAGGATTAGTATCAGCAGTTGCAGATAACAATTCAATAGACAGATTCTGGGAGTTTCATGATTTATTTGATAAAGCACCAGGAACTTCAGCAGTCGCAGAGGCCGCTGGAGCATCAAACGATGAGATACACGTAGTAGTCTCAGACGAAGATGGTCTTTGGACAGGAAATAAAAACGAAGTTCTAGAATCATTCGCATTCTTATCTTTAGCAAGTGATGGTAAAGATGGAACAGGACAATCTAACTTCTACAAAGATGTAATCGCATTAGAGTCAAAATATATCTATTGGTCAGGACATGATGTATTAATCATGGGATCAGGTAATGCAGGTAACGATAGAACTTTAAATGGTTCATTATCTACCGCATTCTTAAGACCTGCTCTTCCAATCGATAAGTCTCTCACACAGGGTGCTGACGGAAGACAACCAACAGCAGGAGAGAAAACTGCCGCTTTAACAAAACATTTTGAAGATGGCGAAACTCAAGATTACTCATTCTTGATCATCGGTTCAACAAGAACAGATGATGGATCAGGTGGACAGCAAGACATTAGAGCAGATCATACAACTATAGTTAATGCCGCTATTAACTTAGCAGAGTTGAGAAAAGATGTTCTAGTAGTTGCATCACCTATGAAAACAAGTGTAGTTAACCAATCATCTGAATCTGCTCAAACAGATCAAGTCAAATTAGACTTCGCACCATTGACATCAAGTTCATATGCAGTATTTGATTCAGGTTGGGTATATCAATACGACAGATTTAACGACAAATATTGTTGGGTCCCAGGCAATGGGCATACAGCAGGTATTATGGCAAGATCAGACTTATTACAGGACCCATGGTATTCACCAGCAGGATTCTCAAGAGGTCAATATTTAGGAATCACTAAACTTGCTTACAATCCTAAGTCAGCATCAAGAGACGAACTGTATAAGAATAGAATTAACCCAATAGTAACATTCCCAGGACAAGGTACAGTATTATTCGGAGATAAAACTGGATTAACAAGTCCTTCAGCATTCGATAGAATCAATGTTAGAAGATTGTTCATGGTACTAGAGAAAGCAATATCAATTGCCGCTAAAGCACAATTGTTCGAATTTAACGATGCTTTCACTAGAGCACAGTTTAGATCAACTGTAGAACCTTTCTTAAGAGATGTTAAGAACAGAAGAGGTTTAATTGACTTCTCAGTAGTTTGTGATGAAACAAACAATACTGATTCAGTCATAGATAGAAACGAATTTGTATGTTCTATCTTTATTAAACCTGCTAAGTCTATTAACTTTATTACATTGAACTTCGTTGCATCAAGAAGTGGTGTCGAGTTCGAAGAAATCTACGGAGCAGTTTAAGGAGTAAAGCATGGCAACAATAGATCAATTTAAAGCACAATTAATCGGTGGTGGTCCAAGAGCAAACAGATTCAGAGTCTTTTTGCCAAGATCGGGCGACAAGATCGAATTTTTGTGTCAGGCCGCACAGATTCCTGCCGCTACTGTAGGTGTAGTTGAGCAACAGTTCAGAGGACATGTTCTAAAACTCGCAGGAGATAGAACGTTCGAACCTTGGACAGTAACTATAATTAATGATGTAGAATTTTCAGCAAGAACTGCCCTAGAGGCATGGCAAACTGATATACAAGAACTAGATTCTGGTGAAGGTATAACATCATTAGACTACTTAGTAGACAGGGCATTTGTCGAACAATTAAATAAAGACGACTCAGTATTGGCAAGATACGAATTTTTTAATATGTTTCCTACTTCAATAGGTGCTATCGACTTATCTTACGAGACAGTCGATGCATTGGAGACATTTGATGTTGAATTCCAGTATTCTCATTGGGAAAGAGTCGTTTAATTTAGGATATATCACCCCTCTTGGGGTGATATAAATATATATTATGGAAATATTTGGGTTTGAAATTACTCGTAAAAAAGAAGAATTACGAGGCAAAGATATAGAAAAGACGTCGGCGGCGTCTTTTGTTCCCCCACAAATTGATGACGGAACACCAGTCATCAGTAGACAACCTGGGGGTTTCATATCGGGTGGGGCATACGGTTCTTATGTCGATATGGAAGGTGGTATCAAAGATGAGATTGGTCTCATTCGAAGATACAGGGAAACCTCTTTAGTTCCCGAGTGTGATGCGGCCATCGAGGATATCGTAAATGAATGCGTAATATCTGATACTGATGATAGAGTAGTAACGTTAGACATAGATAACACAGAACTTACTCAAAGTATCAAGAAGAAGATTCAAGATGAGTTCAAACACATTTTATCTATGATGAAGTTCAATCAGAACTCTCACGAAATCTTCAGAAAATGGTACGTAGATGGAAGAATATACTTCCACAAAGTTGTGGACTCTAAAGCACCACAAAAAGGAATGGTTGATATAAGAAATATTGACCCGTTGAAGATTAAGAAAGTCCGAAACGTAGAGAAAGAAAAAGACAAAAATCTCAAAATAGAGAGAATAAAAAAAGTCGAAGAATTTTATGTATTCAACGACAAAGGTTTTGATAAGAGTAGTGCAAATGAAGGCGCAACTCTTAAGATAGCACCAGAGGCAGTAAGTTATACTACTTCTGGAATGTTAGATTACACTAAGAATATTGTAATCGGATATCTGCATAAAGCATTGAAGACTGCGAATCAGTTAGCAATGATGGAAGATGCGTTGGTGATCTACAGAATATCAAGAGCACCAGAAAGACGAATCTTTTATATAGATGTTGGTAACTTGCCTAAAGCAAAAGCAGAACAATATCTTGCAGATACAATGAACAAGTATCGTAACAAACTTGTTTACAATGCAGACACAGGCGAAATCAAAGATGATAGACGCCATATGTCTATGTTAGAAGATTTTTGGTTACCTAGAAGAGAGGGTGGCCGAGGGACAGAGATAACAACTTTGCCAGGTGGTCAAAACTTGGCAGATATAGATGATATAGAATACTTCAAGAAGAAGTTATATCGATCTCTAAATGTTCCTGTTACTAGAATGGAAGCAGATAATGGATTCAATATGGGTCGATCATCTGAGATTTCTAGAGACGAACTTAAATTTAATAAGTTCACCAGACGATTGCAGGCAAAGTTTGCAAGAGTCTTTACAGATATGCTGAGAACTCAAATAATATTAAAGAATATTATGAAAGCAGAAGAGTTCGATGCTATCGCAGATTTTATTAAATATGATTTTGCTACAGATAATCATTTTACTGAATTAAAAGAGCAAGAGATTATGAAAGAGAGACTTGATCTACTTTCATCGGCAGAATCATATATAGGTAAATACTTCTCTAACTCATACGTTAGAAAGAATATCTTAAACATGACAGATGAAGAAATCGATGTCATTGATCAAGAGATTCAATCTGAAGGTGGTGGTGAAGGAGAAGACGATGATAGTGATGGATTTGGAGGATTCTAAAAATGAGTGATGCAAGAAAAATCGTAGATCAGATCGAAGCAGGTAAACTGACAGATGCTAAAGATTCTATTTTTGATGCGATCAAAGGTAAAACAGCAGAAGTAGTAGACATGAAGAGAGTTGAGATGCAAGTAGATTGGAATAACAATGAGCAAGACTTGGAAACAGATAACTCAGGAACTGAATGAGGCCAAATTCAAACTTCCTAAAGATCAAGAGGAAGTAAAAAGAGAGACTCAAAAGGTCTCTGGCAAACCTGTCAATATTGTCTATGGACAAGACAGAAGAAAGAAAGTTCATGTATATATGGACGATGTTAAGATCGGTACATACAAAGATTTGAAAAGTGCCGAGAAAGAGATGAAGAATATAAAGAATGTAATGTTACAAATGGGTGAAGAAAACATCTCAAAAGAAGAAATTTTAGGAGCAATAGATGAAATTAATATCTGAATATAACGACTATAGTGTATCACCCGTCATTATAGAAGAGAATGAAAAGGGTCAAAAAGAATATTTCATAGAGGGAGTATTCATGCAGTCTGAGATTAAAAACAGAAATGGTCGTGTATATCCTAAAGAAATAATGGCAAAAGAAGTTAAAAGATATAACAAAGATTTTGTCGAACAAGATCGTGCTTTTGGGGAGTTAGGACACCCAGAAGGACCAACAATCAATTTAGATAAAGTCTCACACTTAATTACAAAACTAGAAGAAGATGGCAATAATTACGTGGGTAGAGCAAAAATTTTAAGTACACCAAATGGTCAAATTGTCAGAAATTTGATAGATGATGGTGCTAAGTTAGGGGTATCTTCTAGAGGTCTAGGTTCACTAGAACAAAAGAATGGTGCTCAACACGTTAAAAGTGATTTTCAGTTGGCGACTGCCGCTGATATAGTCGCAGATCCATCTGCACCAGAGGCCTTCGTAGAAGGAATCATGGAAGGGGTAGAATGGATATATGAAAATGGTATTCTGAAAGCAAAAGATTTAGACTTAATGCAGAAAGAATTAAAGTCTGCAAGACTACATAAACTTGAAGAAACCAAACTAAATCTATGGAAAAAGTTCGTAGAGAACCTTTAACATATAAATAAAAGAGTTATTTAAAATACTCAAACAGGAGAAAAAAATGGCAGATTTAGAAAAAAACCTTGAAACTGCAATAGAAGAAGTTATGACCGAAGCAAATGGTCAGCAACCTGATGCTAAAGCAGAGAAAGGGGATCAAAAACCTGTTAAGCAAGGTTCATCAGACGCCGCTTCAATTGAAAGTGGTAAAGGTGAAGTCGTCAAACCTGAAGAAAATCCTGTTGACAAAGCAGTTGCATCTGTAAAGAGTGCATCAAATACTAAAGAAGTATCTGGTGATCCTCAACAGAAAGGTGAAGCACCAGCAGAACCGCAACCAAAGTTGAAAAAAGTTGCTGAATTGAAGGACGAAGATGAAGATAAACCTTCTAAAATGGCAATGATCAAGGCAATGGTCGACAAGATGAAAGGCATGGACAAACAAGAACTTATGAAGTTAAAGATGGACATGTCTGATGAAGATGAAGTGGACGAATCCTTGACTAAGGCAGAAATCGCAAGAGAAATCGTTGAACTCATGAAGAAAAAAGATGAAGACGAGGTTGAAGAAGGTTATAATAAAATAAATTCTATGAAAGACCCTAAAATGGTGAAATCAATGAAAGATCCAAAGATGAAGGACGAAATGAAAGACCCTAAAATGGTGAAATCAATGAAAGATCCTAAAAAAGACATGGAAGAAATGGACGATGAAGACGACAAGAAGAAAAAAGAAGTCGAAGAGTCTAACGATGTCGAAAATGGACTTGTAGAATTGGAAATAGATGACGACCTATCTAAAATTTCTGAAGCATTAGAACTTTCAGAAGAAAATTCAGAGAAAGCAAGAACAATCTTCAAGGCCGCAGTATCATCTAAAGTCGAAGAGATCAAAGAACAAATGGAGACAGAGTACTCCGAGAATTTAAAAACCTCAATAGATACAGTCAAAGAAGACCTCTCAGAGGCAGTTGATAAGTATCTAACATTTTGTGCTGAAGAGTGGACGAAAGAAAACGAACTCGCAATCGAAAGAGGTTTGAGATCAGAAATGACCGAAAACTTTATCGAAGGATTAAAGAACCTTTTCGTAGAGCATTACGTAGAAGTTCCTGAAGAGAAGTACAACGTCATGGACGAACTCGCAAATCGTCTCGATGAGATGGAAGACAAATTGGATAACGAAGTATCTAAGAATATGGGTTTAACCGAAGAAGTCGAAACTCTTAAAAGAGACAAAGTTGTGAGAGAGGCATGTGTAGACTTGTCTGAATCACAAATAGAAAAACTAGTTTCATTGTCAAACGGTGTAGACTTCGAGAATGAGTCAGACTTTGCAGAAAAGATTGGCGAAATCAAAGAAGCATACTTTCCAAATGATAACGAAACGATTGCAGAAGAAACTGTAGTAGAAGAAGGAACTGGTGATTTCTCAGAAGAGAAAGAAACTATTCTTGATCCTGCTATGAATCAGTATTCAACTGCAATAAGCAAACTAAAACCATTAGGTTAAATTAAAGGAGAAATTGTAAAATGTTTCAATCAGAAAATTTACAAGAAAAGTGGTCGCCTATTCTAGAGCACAACGATCTTCCAGAGATCGGTGATAACTACAAGAA